AAATTCGTGCTGATTTCTTTAATGCTTACCCTAGATTGCTTGTGTGGCATGAAGAGTGTAAAGAGTTTGCTAGACAACATGGCTACATTGAGTCACCTATTGGACGTAAGAGATGGTTTGATAATATCAATGGCTATGACTTTAAAAAGCGCTCTGCTGATGAAAGACAAGCTATCAACTCACCAGTGCAAGGTTTTGGGTCTGACCTGTGTACCAGTGCTTTAGCTGATATTGTATTCAGCAAGGAACTAGACCACACAATATTTAATGTATTAGCTTCTGTGCATGATGCCATTCTCTTTGAAATTAGGGATGACTATGTAGATGAACTAGTACCTAAATTAAAATACATGATGGAACACCCTTCTATTATTGATGGTATAGATGTACCTATACCTCTTGTAGCTGATGTGGAAGTTTCTCAATCATGGGGAGGACACTAATGCACTTATACGACAAGTACAGTTACTCTATGGAAGACTATAAAAAGCTCAGAGAGAAGAACAGACTGTGCTTTCAAGCAGATATAGAGCACTACTGTAGAAACCAAATTGATTATGAACCTAAGTATGAGATTGGTGTGGAAGGTAGAGAGTATGTGATGTGTAAGTTTGTAAAAGGCTTAAGGCATATTAACAAAACTTATGGTGAAAAGATTACTGTGTTTACAAGTTTTGATGAAATGTACAAGCTCAACTTTAGACTACCATCTAACATAGACTTTATGGTCATGCACAACAGTGCTGTGACATTTATGAAAACACGCTACGTCTCACACAATATAGCCTTTACTTATGCTGTGGGTGATAGGGGTAATCAGTTACAGATTCACTATCCAGCTAACACACCAGAGGTAGAGGAACTAGCTAAGTTCATTATCAGAAATGGTTTTAGAGAGTATGTACGCAGTTGACGAATACTTTGATGGGGAATTAGTAGAAGAGCATTTATTTCTCACTTATGAGAGAGCCTATGCCTTCTATGACCTCATGTTTAATAAGACTAAATCTACCTACTTTGTGAGGTATGAATACAGAGGTTTAATACATGACAGTAAACAAGAACAGCTCAGTTGGTATTACTGAGGATATTATTACTAATATTATGCACCTAGGTGCTAGTGAATACCATCTTGAAATTCTTATCCGTAAATATGAAGACCAAATTAAATTTTGGTATAATATTGACACACCAGACTTGCAGTCAGAAGAAGACAAGATTGCTATCTATGACACAAAGGACAAAGTGAATCAGATTACAATGACACTACAGCAGGTCACAGAACAGCGTAGAAGGGCTATGGAGCTACTTAAATCACAAGCTAATGATAATGGCAACCCTGACCTTTGGTGCTTGTTAAAACACGTTCTCGTGGCTGTGATAACGTCCTTTGAAGCATGGCAAGTAGATATTGCTAACGATAAGGTCAAGTTTGTGTTTTTAGAGCAGTCTCGTGTGGCTAATCAAGTATTGGCAATGTTCTTGGGCTATGAAGTAACCCCTTGTAGCGCTTGTTTAACTGACCAATTAAAAGAAGATGGAAAATAAAAGGGAAAATTTTTAAATTTTCTCTAATTTCCTCTTGACAAATATCCGAATATAGGTTAAACTAGTATATGTAGAAAGGAGCAAGACATGAAAGAACAAATTTTAAAAAGTCTTGAGACCATGAGCAAAGCTCAGTTAAGTAAGGAAATTGGTATCTCACCATTCATCTTAAACAAGTTTATCTCTAGTAAAATGGAAACAATTAGAACTGAATACTTGGATAAGGTAAAAGCCTATTACGGAGAAGAGGGGTTATCTAAACAAGATAGAGCTACACTATCTGTGGAAGTACCTGAGCTTTCTAAGGAAGAGATTAAATTTTTCAACACACTACAAACAAGTAGTATTCATGATAAAATTAGCACACTAGGTTACATTAACTATGTATTTATGTCTAACGCAAGACAATCACAGCCTTGGTTTATCCGTCTAGCACGAGGTAAGAAGGCTGATGAGATTAAAGACTTAATTAAAAGATTAGGATTGGCTGTTCTGTGTGGACGTTATAATGAGAAGGAATCTGAGAAAACTTATGCAATTAAGATTCCATCAGAGCACTACTTCTGTAAATATGGTAATGGAAGCACTGGTTGGGCTGTAGAACCTAATAAGTTCACAGTCAAGTCAACGAATAAAGAGGAACTAGCTAAAGAGTATCCTGAATTTAAGGAGTTCATTGTGGAGCTTGGTGTGCTAATTGAGCATTACAATGGAAAGCCAAGAGGATATACAATTAGTGAGCGTACTAGGAAGAAGAATTAGAGAGCTACGTCTCTCAAACAAAATGACACAAATGCAACTATCTAAGCGATTGGGTTATAAGAATAACTCTCGTGTGGCTAGTTGGGAAAATGGTCATAACTTACCGTCTGCTACAAATGTTAAACGACTATCAGAGATTTTTGAAGTAGATATGGTGCAATATGTCAATGAGGGTGTACCTACTATTGATATAAGTATTGGATGTATCATCAGAAAAGCTAATCAGCTTGGTAAGACACGTATGCAGATAATTAAAGCCCTAGATAGAAAAGGACTGATAACAGAAGAAAATGAAAAGAAAGTTATTGAAGCTGTACTGTCTGGTAAGTGGGTGTCTACTATTACTCCTAAGTCTAGCACTAATGCTGATGATGAACAGAGTGAATGAGTTAGACAAGAAACTTACCACAGTAAAGAATGACTTGAATGTAGAGAGAACACAGCGTACTGGAGCAGATTACTCAATAGGTATGAGGTTTGACACTCTCATTCATTACTTGCAAGAGGGGAAACAACCATGATTACAGAAGAAAGAAAACAACAATTAGATGAAATGCTTAAAAAGGGAGGTGCAGGTTTCCAGGTATATACCTATGAAATGAGAAATTCTGAATCTCTTAGTCATGTAAGTAAGCTTACGGTTATCAACATTAAATATATAGAGGGTGATTATAAGTATCTTAGTGAGTTAAATCATATAGAAATTTGGTATGCTCTTAATAGATTGTTTAAGGCATCAGACTTCATTACAATTTTTGAGGTATCTGATACTGTAGATGACACTGTAGACATTACAGCTGTTAATCATATTAGTAAGACAGCAATTAAGAATATCAGAATGTATGAAATTTATAGTGATTGAGGTATGATAATGGAAATTTGTTGTTATTCATTTACAGTAATTAATACTGATAGGCTATGTAGAGTTTACATTAAACTAGGAAATAGTGAAAGTATAACTGTGTTTGCATCAGAAAAAGCTAAGGGAAAAATAGTTGATTGTTTCTATAAGGGAGAGTTATTTTCTTTAATTGCTTATGGTAATGATGGTCTTGTAGAATATACTATTCATATAAACCCTAATAAACTATCTTTTGTGAAAGTAGAGTGAGGGTTATATGAAGTTTAGTGTATCTCGTGTGAATACTTACTTAGAGAATCCTTGGGAGCATTGGTGTAAATACATTGCTGGGTATAAGGAATTACCTTCCCCTGAACGTACAAAATATATGGATAGAGGCACAGTATTCCACACAGCTATGGAACTAATGGCACAGCACAATGGAGAGCTCACAGAAGAACAACTTAAGGAGATGACCCTTAAAGTACATGAGCACTCACCATTCAATGATGAAGCTAGACACACAGGGCTACTTGCTGTTGAGCGCTATCTTGCAGAAGGTGAAACTGTAGATTTCACCAAGGTAGTAGAGACAGAGAAGAAGATTGAGCTTAAATTGCCTAATGGTCATGAGTTTATAGGCTTTGTTGACGCTGTGATTGATAATGGTGATGGTACTGTGTCTCTTATTGACTATAAGACCTATAGTGAAGCACCACAAGAAGCCAAGATGAAGTATAGCCTTCAAGGTAACATGTACATGGAAGTCATGACCAAGCTAGGCTATAAAGTAAAAGATTTCTGCTTTGAATGTGTAAACCCTAAAGAGGTTTTAAAAGGCAGAATGTATCGTGTGAAGCATATTAAATTCCCTTACAATAAGTATCGTGGAGCTGATATGTTTGAGCAATTCTGTGAAATTACCACAATGATTGCCAAAAACCCTAATCTTCGTATGTATACACCACCAGAAAAAAGACAACCTGGAGTATATGATTACTTCTATAAAGTCTATATTGGAGATGTTGCAGAAGATTTAGATGAATTTATTGAAAAAAGTTTTAAAAAAGTTGAAATTATCTCTTGACAAGGTAACACGTTTTTGATAAACTAGTCTTGTGGTGGTAGAGCTAATCACAATAAACCCTCTACATAATAAATTTTAAGGAGGTCATGTAAAATGACTAATGTAGAACTAATCGTTGCACTCGCTCAAGCTATGGGAGTAGAAATTCCATCAGCTCAATCAACAGAAGATAAATACATTATTTATGTAGGTAAGAAACCACGTCGTGTTAAAGCTCCATACATTGCTATCAATGCTAACGGAGAGCTTTCTGGATTCACAGAAGAAGCTGACGTACTTGGTCATGGTACTGACAAGATTGGTAAATTCACTCTTGCTGAAATTGAAGAACGTTTCCCTCAATTCAATCATGAAGCGTTCCTAGTTAAAGTAGACTAATGGGTATGGGCTACTTAGTAGCCCTTTACTCTTTGTGAGGTAAGTTATGGGTAAAGGCACTTTTACTAAAACATTCAAAACAGCTAACACAGAGCAGTTTGATAAAAACCTAAACAAGTTCCTTGAAGGTGAAGACAAAATTATCACAAGCGTTAAGTTTGGTGATGGACGTGTGACCTTCAATGGAATCACAGTTAAAAAAGAAGAAGAGAAACAAGATGCTTAAGTTTATTTGGGCACAAGATAAGAATGGACTGATTGGTAATAAAGGGAGATTGCCTTGGTCTAATAAAGCTGACCTTAACTACTTTAAAAACCAAACAACGGGTGGAGTAGTTGTCATGGGTCTAGCTACATGGGTATCAATCGGAAGTAAACCACTTAAGGGTAGAATCAATGTGGTATTGACACACAAAGATGAGATTGATGGCTATGATGATGAGAATGTATACATTGCTAACTCTGTGGAGGAGGTCTTACAGTTTGAAAAAGAGACTGACCGAGATGTTTGGGTCATCGGAGGAGCAAGAACATTCAAAGCCTTTGAAGATTACTGTGAGGAAGTAGTAGTTAGTACCATTGGTGGAGATTACAGTGGAGATACCTACTACACAGGCTTAAAAGATAAGCTCACAGAAGATAGAGTAGTAGTAACAACGAAAGGTGATGGCTTCACAGTGAAGCACTATAGGTTAGTAGAATGATTGAAGCACTTTTAGCAGTGATTACTGTATTGATTATAGCTCTGTGTGTATCTATTTACTTTGTAATAGTCCTACAAGGCTCTAAAACGTCCCTAGAAGACGATAAAGAGAATCTAGGACATATTCTAATGAGTTATAGAAAAAACGAGGAGAAGCAAATTGAGAACCTTCTAGGTGGTATTGATGGAGTAACCTCTGTAACACTATCACCTATCCGTTACTTGGAGTTAGTTAAGGCTGAGGAAGACTTAGCTGAATACAGACTAAAGATTAAGAGAATTGGAGATTATCATGAGTGATAACTTGTATAAGTTACTAGAGCAAGCTCTAATTGTTATCTTTGCTCTCTCCGTGTTTTATATTGACAGACGAGGTAAGAAGTAATGAGTGAAGATATTGTAAATCCTAAACGCTATACACACACAAAGCTAGAGTGTTGGGATTTCTGGATAAAAGCTGGACTGAATCCTTTAGTTGCTTCTGCTGTAAAGTATGTGTGGAGATATAAATATAAGAATGGTTTAGAAGACCTTAAGAAAGCAGAAGTATTCCTTACTAAAGCTCAACAAGCAATGCTTTTTGTATATTGTTCTGAGAAAAATTATGAGCTAAAAGAAGAGGATGTTAAAGATGGTCTTGATGAGACACAGATACTCTTTCTTAGAGGGGCTATCGAAACAAATACTTATTCTACTTATTACTCAGGAACTCAGATTATGGAATATGCATTAAACAAGCTTATAGAGGAGTATTATAAAAATAATGACTAAGATTGAATTAGCCCTTGTGATTATTGTAGCTGTGTACTTTGGATTGAACTTCTTTGTACACCTATATGAATTGCTACATAATTTCAAAGTAATTAAAGTGAAGGTACGAGATGATGGAGTTAGTCCTATCAATCGTATTGTGATTGGAGATTGGATTGACCTTGAATCCAACACAGAAATTAAATATAAAGTTGGTGACACAGTAGTGATTGACTTTGGTGTAGCTATGGAATTACCTAAAGGGTATGAAGCACACCTATTACCTCGCTCAAGCACATTCCAAAACACTGGTCTATTACTCACAAACAGTATGGGTATCATTGATAACTCTTTCTGTGGAGATAATGACTTTTGGGGTGCTAAGTTCTATGCAACCAAAGCTGGTAGCATTGAAAAAGGTCAACGCTTGTGTCAATTCAGAATTACAAAGAACCAACCTGAACTACATTTCAAGGAAGTAATGAGCCTTGGTAATGCTGACCGTGGTGGGTATGGTTCAACTGGAAAGTAGGATAGAATGAAGCTAAAGAAACTTAATAAAATTAAGCTACACACAATGACTACATTTTATGGCATGGCAGGAAGTTCAAAAACAACCTTTATTAACTCAATGCCTGGTAGTGTATTGATTATTGACACAGACCGTGGACTTGCTTCTGTGGAACAAGATGACCGTTTCTCTGTAGCTGAGTGTGCTAGTTGGAATGACGTGATTGAAGCTCTAAGCTATGCTAAAGACTTTGATAGTATCGCTGTAGACCACTTAACTAACGTTCAAGAGCTTTGCTACAAGGACATTATGGAAGCTAACCATGCTAAGAAGATGCAACTACAACACTACGGTGAAGCATCTACTCGTTTGAAAGCCTTTATTGATGAGCTTGTGGACTTATCTTATCAAGGTAAGAATGTGTATGTTATTGCACAAGAAAAGAACTTGAACATTGAAGATGTAGTAGATGAGAATGTACCAGCACAGACTGTACCTAACCTTATGGATAGTGTGTATAAGTATCTCACAGCATCATCTCGTATCATTGGTCATACAGAGCGTGTGACTAAATCTAAGATTGTGAAGGGTGAGAAAAAGGTTAAGGACTTCTACCAAGTACGTCTTGCAGGAAATCCTATCTACACACTCAAGGTAACTCGTAAGCCTGGTCTTACAATCCCTGACACAATGGTTAACCCTACATGGGAAGCTGTTGTAGGATTGACTGATGGAAGCACACAAGCAAAAACAAAAGAGGTTAAAGAATAATGTCAAAAATTAAAATTCAAGCATTAGAACAAGCAGAAACAGTCTATGTAGATGGTAGCTATGTAGCAAACATTCAAGCAGTAGAGCAAGGACGTTCTCGCTCTGACTTGGATATGCTTACTGTGACACTTAAAGGTGACTTCGGAGCAACTTCTCCGCACGTTATCCGTGGTTACTGTATGGATACAGAACAAGGACGTAAACTCCTTTTCAAACTCTACAAAGCATTAGGTCTTGAAAAACAAAAATCAGTAGATACTGATGAACTTCAAGGTAAGTATGTAGGTATTGTCATTAAAGAGGGTAAACCTTACAATGATAAACGCTCATGGTCTGTAGTAGACTACTACATGCTTGATGAAGATGACTCTGATGATGACGTAGATGTTGACACAGACGATTGGTCTGATGCAGAATAATTAGCTAACAGGGTGAGTGACTAACCAACTAAACTATAAATAAAGAAAGATTTAATTTCTAATTAACACCTAGTCACTCCTCTCATAGAGCTGGTAGGAGACACTCCTTAATTTGTTAAATTTTCATGCTGATTTTTACCTGTAATACGTTTTTCCATTAGACAGATTACCTACCAGTTCCATGAGGGGAAACCCTCGTCATGATTTTTACTCCTATTATTAATTCTAGCGTGGAAGGATTTTCCTTCCTAAATGCACACAAGCACCACCTTTCTTTATCCGTTATAAGTAATTTAGGTCTATTCCTTTCTACCTAGATTACAGCTTGCCTGTGTGTCTACTAGTTAGACTACGACATTTCTTTTGTGCATCTAGGAGGGTAAATATGACAATAACATTAGATGGTCTTAAAGAGTATGTACTCCTAAGACGTGATGCCTTTGAATACAAGTATGACTTGAATGGCATGAAAAGAAATCCCTTGTACCGTAAGCACTATCCAAACAACCTTAAATACCTTGATAAAATGTCACAGATTCTCATTAGGACAATGAACAATCACCCTGTACCTATTAGAGAGAAACTACTTACTGTGCTTGTGTATCGCTTTGTTGGTGATAAGGACTTTGTGAGAAGACATACGAATAAACAAGGTATGATAACACTTAAAGAGCTTAATGGTTTGGCTAAAAAGCTAGATAGTGAGAAGACTGTTCTTGTGCACAGATATGCAACACCAATAAGCAAGAGAGGTATCACAGGACTAAGTAGAGGTGAGTTCTTACTCGCTGTGGCTTGTGACTTCTTAGATAAGCTACCTCCTGATAACTTCTATAAGTGGAAGACCTCAGAGATTGCTAGACAGTTTATTGAGTTTGAAAATGTATATGGAATCAGTTATACTATGGCTTATCAACTAGCTTCTGACATTAGTTATATCAATGAGTTGTGTGTTAAGATTGACTTCATTAAGGCTGTACCTGAGAGAGCTAGAGAAATGTTCTCCTACATTACAGGTCAACCTTATAGACTAGAACGCTATGAGCAGTTCACCTATGAGTTTATGGATTGGTATGCAAACCAAGACTTTCTAGAGAATAAAGAAAGACTTGTACTACCTCATGATGTTACACAAATGTTGTTAGGCTATAGGCTCTATGTGTTCAAAGGTGGATTGATTACTAGACACAGAACAGAACGAAAACCAAGAAACATTACTAGAGGTATTGTTATATCAAGGAGCATGTATGAGTATTATAAAGAAAGTGTGGATTCTAAAAAGGATTGATGAGCTAGGAAACTGCTACCACACCTTAGAAATTAGTAATTATGTCACACGAAACAAATTCATTAGAGAATGGATTGGAGATGATACTGTGTACACAAGAACCAAAGAGGGTGACGTAGATATTATCCTTAAGCGTAATGGAGAGGAGTTGTGGTATTATGAAGACTACCCAGAGTCTTACCGCTGATGAAGCATCAGACAAGTATATAGAGCTTGAGAAGCTTTATAAAGAGATTGGTAAGGAGATAAAGGATACTCTTGACCACAGAAAGCTTAAGAAGCTAAGACGTAAACGTAAGCTCATTAGAGCTGAACAGAATATGCTTTACCCTTATATGGTCAACACAGGTTATGTAGCTTACACAGAGCATGTACTAGGTCTAAAGGGTAATCAAGCCTTGTATGGTAGATATATAAGAGGTAAGAAATGATGGACATTGAAATTCTAAGAAGAAGGGCTAAGAAGGGTATCTCATTCCCTAAACAGACTCCACAGTTTGTTGAATTGTTTGGTGTGAGATGCCTAGCCATTGGATTTTATAGAGGTAATGAAAGACGTGTGTTATTCATTGCTGAGAAGCCTACACCAAAGTTCCACAATGGTCATAAGATTTTTGAGTTTATTCCTTATTTTCAGAATTGTTGTTATGAGTTACCATTTACAGGACAAGTAGACTTAGGCACAGAGCTATTCCCTAGAGGTTTTTATGTATAGGAGTGTATTATGGAAACAATAAAGGAACTAATGAAAATCATAGATGACAATATAAATACTGAGTATTGGACATTCAAAACTCCTATAAGGTGTACTCTTAATTTGTATTATGGTAAATATAATATACTTGGTTATGGTGTTGAATTTTTTGACAGAGAAGGTGGTAGTGAGCTGTTATTCATAGCAGATACACCAGAAGAAGATTTATTTCATTATGGTGGTTTCATATTTGTATCAAAATGCTTTAAAGATAGGCGCTTGTGGATAGATGCTGACGACATAACATACATAAATACAGAGGGATTCTATATATGACAGTAATGACTAGACAAGAGGCTTTAACTGTGCTGACTGATGAATTATATATTGGGGGTGTTATCTATTTTAAGTCACCATGCTTTAGAGCTTTGTTTATTAGAGATGGTGTGAAGGGATATGCTAGAAAGCTACACCCAAAAGGCTATCTCTTTATAGCTGATGAAAGGCAAAAGAAACAATGTTACGGCTATGGTTTTATACTTGAAAGGAGCGAACTATTAGCTAGACGTTGTTTGTTATTAGAAGATAAAAGTGTTAAAATCATAGAGAAAGGACTATGGATATGAAATATGTAGATATGGTAATGGATGTTATAAAGAGTAAGGGGTATACAATTACAAAAAATCCTTGTAAGGTTAAATTAAAAAAGGAGTTTGAGGAACAAATATTTATAGGGAATTACATAGAAGTTGAACATAAAACACGTTTTGGAATGAAGTGTCATAAAATTTTTGTAAATGATACTAATGATATTGCAAACTTTCATAATGGTTCATCTGTATTAGGTGGTAATGACTTACCAAGTGTAATATGGTTTAAAGAACCTTATGATAAAATTACTAGCCTTGAAGGGTTGTATATTTGAGGGGATAAAGATGGAAGAACACCAAAAAGAGTATATAAAATTATTAGATGAAAAGTTTGGAGTAAAGGGTAAACCTAGAAGAGCTTATTATGAATATTATAATACACCAGATAGAGGTATCATAGTAGAATTAGAACCACTCCCTATTACTAGAATATTTATATCAGACGAGCCAAGAAGCTATTATCATAAATGGTCTACAGAACTAGATAGTATGCACTTACCTGATTGTGTGTGGCTTACTTCAAAGTCAGATAGTCAATTAGGTTTAGATAAAGGATTCTTCATATAAAACAAAAAGAGCCAATTAGGCTCTTTTTTATTTATTCTTTTTATCATCACAGTTACAGTCATCTTTAGGAATCTCTGTGAACTTCAAGCAGTCAGGCAAGTCTTTACCTTCAATGATAGGAACATACTCAACCTTGAATTGGTGAAGTCTGAACACACCACTAGCTTGGTTATCAGGTACAACCCTTACCTTAATGTATTGACCAGCAGGTACAATGATTGTATCAGACATTTCCATAGCACCATCTACTACACCAGTCATTTGCCAATGCACAGAGCGCTGTTTAACCATGTCTGTAGTATAGCTCTCTCCACTGTGATAGACTACAATTTGTATTGTGTTATCCTCTTGTGGGTTTAAGGTAGTACCATCAGCACACCAACGTAAGAACACACGATACTGTCTATCTGTGAGCTGTCTACGCTTGTCATCATTCTCAAAGTCCACACCAGTAGTAGAATCCATGTAGAGGTCAATGTCATACTCTTTAGTGATTGGGGCATAGAATGTAGCAGAAGACACAGCAGAGTTACGAGAGTAGTTCGTGTGTACTTTACCCATATCTCCAATAGAAGCTACATATTCACCCATACACTGTACCATATCCCACAAAGCACAGATATTCTCAATGTAGTGATTAAGCTGACAAGCTAGTTTCTTGATGAATGATGAGAAGAATTTAGGGTTATAGCATTTCTGTGATTCTGCCATACAAGCAAAACGTCCTACACCATTATTGTTTTCCTCCACAAGCCTATCACAGTCAGCAATAGGAATATCTTCACAGTCACAGCTATCATACCAGCATCTATCTTTAGGATTCTCATTGTAACTCTTGAAAGATGCTTCATTTAGTCTTGTGTTTTTGTTATCTTCGTAAGCCATTAGCTACCTATCTTTCCTTGTCTCTTCCAATTACCATCTTTACGGATATAGTTACCCCTAACTACACCAGAGCCAGCAGGTTCTACATAGCCAAACCTAGGGTCTCTAGGAATAACTTGTCCTACTTGTTCCACATTTATTTCAGTAGATGACTTATCCCAACTATCATGAGTTCTTCTAGCCATGTGTATATCCTTAGTCACAAAAGATTTCCATGAGCCACTATTTCTAATAGCCCAAGGTCTAATCTTAGCTACTCTATCATAAAAGATTGTAATGTCTGTAGTCTCAGTAGGCTCTTTTGGTTTTCTAGGGGTTGCATAAGAGAACACCTCACCACGAGAAGCATTACCAAAGAATCCTAACTCAAAGGAATCTCCTATCTTCTCTTTACCTGGGTTATAGATAGTATCATATCCAGGTCTATTACCCAAGGCATTGAAGTTGATTGTGTTACCAATACCAGCAAGCATGTATGAACCTCTTGGAATATCAGAAGTACCTTCATAATGAGCACCATTGGTATCCCCAATACGACCAGAACCCATGAAAGTAAGTCCTGAACCTGGAGGTCTAAGTAGGACAGAGTTGCTATCACCAAAACCTGCTCTTACACTTTGGTTAAAGTCAATATCTGCTACTACTGTAGAAGCTAGAATTTTTACAGGTCTATTAGTGTATTTCTCCACAAAGGTGAATGAGAAGTCCACAGAGTAAACATCATAGAACCACAGACCAATACCAGTACCATCATAAGGAGCTATCCACACACCTGGGGTAGCTCCAGCTAAACTTACTATATCATAATCATTGATTCTAATAAGTAGGTTTAAGGTTTTACCACTTAGAGTATAAGATACATCAGTAAGCTCAAAGGTTAGACCTCTATACATTCTAGGAGCACCATTTTTACCAGAATAGTTATACTCTCTGTTACCTCTATAGGTAATAGGTCTTGCTAGAAGTTCTGCTTCTTGGTCATTTGTAAAAATCTTTACTGGGTTAAAGTAGTCATACCCAGAAGAATAAGTGCTATACTCTTCCATAACAGAGATAGAGCCATACTCATAGTAGTTAGGGCTTCTTCTTAAGCTATCTACTCTTTCTACATTTCTCTGTGCTACAGCTAGGTCATTATAATACTTTCTAAGAAGGTAGTTATAAGACTGTACATATGGCCTTCTATTGTAGTCATCTTCAGAAGGGGTTTTCTTTTGAGTCTCATAAAGCTCTCTAGCTGTGTAACCTTGGAAAGTCTTCTGTGTTTCAGTAATTGCTGTACTAAAAGTATCATACTCAACCGTCACAGGAGAAGCTAAGTCTTGACCTGTTTGGGCATCTTTATAATAGATATTATATTTAAACTTAGCCATTAGCTGATTCCTCCTGCAAGGTCATTCTCTGTGCTACCATTGTTAGTTCTAATAAAGGCATCCCCATCAGGAGTACCACCAAAGAGGTTGATATTACCTGTAGCAAGGTGTCTATTAGGTTTAAGATTACCCTTGAAGATAGTGTCACCAGTTTGTTCCCAAGCTCCAGAGCCTTTAAGGTCTTCAAGTAGCTTAGTGAAAGCATCTTTAAGTTCATTGTACTTATTCACAGTGACATAGTTATTAAGGTTAGGCTGAGGAATATCCACAGAGTTACCATTAGAAATGGTTAGCCTATTGTTACTGATAGAGAGAGTCTGATTATCATTATCCCTCTTAGCTTCAAGCACACCAAGTCTACGCTTAATATCTGCATCATTGTAAGGTGTAGCTGTAGGAATATCTACCTCTCCACCTCCATTGGATAACACAATCTTGTTACCACTCTTGCTGATAGTTTGCTTATCATTAGGGAGAGTAACACTATTACCACCACTTAGAGATAGGACTCTTGTGCTATTATTAAGGCTTAGGTTCTTTCTTAAGTCAATGTTATAGTTACCTATACCTTGAACCTTAACATTATCACCATTAACCTCTATGACTTTCCAAATTCCTCTAGTCACACCATCAGCATTAGTGTAGTAGTCTTCTACAGTATCCCCTACCTTAATACCATCAGGATTTCTAAAAGAGCTTTTCTTCACAGTAGCAGAACTACCCACAGAACCATTACCTGAAATATCACCATCATAGAATCTGTGAACAACCTCACTAGGTTTATCTTCTAAAGCCTTGACTCTATTTCTTAATGCTGTGTCATCATAAGCAATACCAATAGTATCCTTATCATCAAATTCAACAGACTTAGGTTTACCAGTCACAAAGTTATAAGTAAGTTTTACCTTATTACCTGTACGACTAGCAGTTACTCCTGTTACAAAGTTATCTGTCTTACCTTCTAGTGCTGTGAGCCTACGCTTAATATCAGCATCATTATAGATAGTATCTCTGTCCTCTGGTAGAGTAATAGAGTTACCTCCACTAATAGAAACAGTTCTATTGTTGATTGTGAGGGTTTGATTATCCCTATCTTGCTTATTCTCTAGAGCAGTTAGTCTAGCCTTTAGTTGAGTATCATCATAGGCTGTCACAGAAGGTGCTGATTGTTGCTCATTCTTAATATATGTTGTTTTTGACATTAATTCAACCTCTGAATATTCTCATATCTGTTATTAGCAGGGTTTTTAAGGTAAATACGGTTTTCTGACGTTTGTATATAGAAACTTAAATCTGAAAGAGTTAGTGTGAGTTTACCAATAAGGGTTTCACCTTTTTTAACTTCAATCACAATAGGCTCTCCTGAGTCAATCTCCTCTTTAGTTAGGAAGTGTGTATAATACTCTGTATGTGAGCTTAATTGTACACCCCAAACTAGTTTTGGTCTTATACTAATAACAACTTTATTATTAGAATCTTTCCATTGTCCAATTATTATACTCTCAATTTTAATATCATTACTTAGTATTGCAAAGTTATTAGCAACTACAACAGAAGTATGTGTTGAAGTACCTGATATTTTAAAGTTCTTCCCTGAAAACTCAGTATTAAGCAACCTTTCATACGTGCAGTTACCTGTGAAATTAAATACTATTCCAGCTTCTAAAAATGCCCCTGTTTTGGGAGTACCATCATTGTCTACTGCATAGGCAATTCCATCTTTAAGACTAGAGTTATACCTTTTGTCAGGTGTAGCAGGTACTGTTGTATTACTACCATTAATATGGTAAGGATATACGACAATGGTATTAGTAGCCATATCAATACTAAAATTATTATCACTATCAAGTAGTAGTCCATTACCTTTAGCCTTGTACTTAGTGTCTTTATCCTCTTTAGCTTCTAAAGCGTTAAGTCTATTGACCACAGAGGAATCATCATAAGGCTGTGTATTATTAGGTTGTGGTAGCTCTACCTCACCTCCACCATTAGAGAGAATTAGTTTATTCCCTTCTTTTCTAATAGTCTGTTTGTCATTAGGTAAGGTTACATTATTACCATTAGAGATAGTCAACACACGAGAGTTATTATCTAGTGTTAGATTCTGATTATCTCTATCTTGTTTAGCTTCTAAAGCATCAATACGGTCATAGAGTGTCTTACCTGGATAGGGTCTAGCTTCTAAGTCATCTAGTCTTCTCTTAACGTCTCTATCATCATAAAGGGTGTCCTTATCAGGTTTATCCTCTAAGGCTTTTACCCTAGCTTTTAAGGCTGTATCATCATAGGCTAAGGTAATTGTATCCTTATCCTCAAATTCAACCTCTTTAGGAGCACCATTCACAAAGGTATAGGTTAACTTAACCTTATTCCCTTCCCTAGAGACTGTCACACCACTCACAAAGTTATCAGCCTTATCTTCCACAGCTTGAATACGTCTACGGAGTTCAGCATCATTATACACAGTGTCTCTATCTTCTGGTAGGTTGATTGCATTACCATTACTGATAGTGATTGTTCTACCATTGATAGCAAGGCTCTGTGTATCATTAGGAAGGGTTACTGTATTTCCTCTTGTGATTGTAAGCTCTCTTGTGCTTCTATCTAATTCAAGATTCTGTGGCTTTTGTACAGCTCCTCCAGCACCTCCCATAAGAATCCAACTAGACCTATCAGGAGCTAGAGCATACATATTCCCATCAGGAGTTCTGAATAAATGGTCAAAGTCTCCCATGAAAGTGTCAGGAAGACTATCCACAGGAGCAATCCAAGTGTCTTTAGGGTAAGTGCAATCTCTACAAAATGTATTGGGATTTCCCCCACAAGAATAACAACCCATTATGCAATACCTCCTGCCAAGTCATTTTCTGTACTTCCATTATTAGTACGGATAAAGTATTGTCCGTCTGGTTGACCACCAAACAAGTTAATGTTACCTGTGGCAATGTTACGATTAGGAACAAAGTCACCATCTAATCCACCAATCCAAGCTCCACTAGCTTGTAAGTTATTTATAATCTTATTTAAAGCTCTCTTGAGCTTCTCATTCTCTGCTCTTAAATCAGCATCATTGTAGGGCTGTGAAGGACTAGGGATGTTACCTGTAAAGCTAATAGTACCATCTTTAGATATACTAATTAAGTTACCTGCTTTATAAGTAGGAGCAGTAGAACCTCCTCCTGCATTATTAGCTAACCAACATAGCTGATTAGATACGTTCTTATTGAAACACCATTGTGAGTAGGCAAACTTGGCTGTCTGGTCTACAATCTCACACATTTGGCTATCCCTAAGAACTAGAGCGTGCATTTTAATTTTATCATCATTCTGTGCTAAGAGTGATTGGCAAGCTGTTTTACCAACTACTATATCTTCACACTGACAGTTTACACAATCTGACATTAGTTATCTCCTAAACAATCAAAATCGCATGACATTAAGTCACATTCTTCTATAGGGGGTATAGGTTTTGGAGGTTCATGAAGGTCTACAGTTTCACCTTTAAAGTTATTACCAAAGAAGTCCATTACCCAGTTACTTGGGTCAGGGTCATCTCCATGTTGTTTTGTAGCATCAGGAGCACCACCTATAATCTCAAAGTTAATCTGTGTAGCCACACCAGCCATAAGCATAGACCCTTTAGGCACAGACTTTTCATATTCATAAGCACCATCATGGGTACTCTTGAAGTAAGAACCTTCTTTTACAATATCAGCATCTCCTGGAATACTATAGACTGTTTGACTATTATTGAAACTAGCCCAAAAGCTCTGTAACCAGTCAATATCACTAATAACCATTACATTCATAAGGTTAAGAGGTGCTCCACTATCATCAGTGAAATCAAAAGTACCTTTAACTTTATAAATCTTATACATATCAAAAGATATACCACCATGAGAGCTATAGATTTGTAAGTATCTACCATCTAAACCTGTTTTATAATATGAACTAGCATCAGACCTAGAATAAAACTCATTGATAGTAATCTTTACATTCACAGTCTTACCAGAGGTAGTTCTAGCTACATTTCTTAGTGTGTAGGTTAAGCCTGGAGCTAATTCACTTCCTTGAAACTTGTGAGGAGAGTTACCTTGTCCAAAGCCTATACCTCCTACCACATAGTCAACACCCTCTTTGGCTGTGGCTAGTGAGAACTTAGAGTAGTAATCATAGCTACCAGCTCTTGAAGGGTCAAAGTCACCAGAGATATAAATACCATCTATCTCTTGCTTGTTAGGGTCATTCTTCATTTCCTCTAAGCGCTTCTTGGCTTTCTCTAACCGTTTGAGCTGTTCTTCATAGATGGCTTTAGCTTCGTTGTAGATACCCTTCTTATCATTAGGAGTATTAGGCTCTTTCTGCTTGTACTTCTTAATCATGTCCTTGTTACGCTTCACTGTGATTGAGTTAGCTTCAAGGATATTAGCTTTCATACAATGTAATGTTACACACAGTGATTTAATCTTCTTCTGTAAGCACACCATACGTTGTAGTACATCACAGATAGTCTTGATAATCTTTCTTAATCTACACCAAAGCCTAAATACACCCTTCTGTGTATTAGGAACAACATCACACTGCTCAGAGTCTTTGATTATATCACCAGCACGCTTAATATCCTCTTGTGATTCATTTTTATCACAGTATTTACCAGTGATTACTTTATCATCACAACGACAATCACAAACGTCCATAAGACCTCCTAGCACTTATCACAGCTAACCTCACAAGGAGTAACTGGTTGTTCTTTTAATACACTCAGAACCTCTGCAATACTGTCATTCTGACATTTAACAGTACCACACAAGCTATCTACTTTAGTCTCTAAGCACTCTAGCTTTCTAATGATATAGCACAAGAAACCTACAATGTTTTTGATTACACACCATACACCATAGAAGGCTTGTCTAATAGCTTCTTGAAGGTTACACCACTCAGAGGTTGAGATTTTCCTCATTGCTGGTCTAATCTTTAGGTCATTTAGCTCTAGTAACTTAGCACAGTTCTCTGGTCTTGGCTCAACTTTCTCACACTCACAGTGCTTATTTAAACAGTTATCTGCCATTATTCATTCTCTTTCTTGTATGTGATATTAGACAGCCCTAAGACTGTTCCCAAGAATGTATTAAAGGCTGTGAGGACTACCACAGGGGTAGTCATCTCATAACCTAATTGCACTCCTACCACACCAATAAAAGTAATGAAGGCAGGTAGTGCTGTAGTTGCTATAAATTTAGCAATATCATAATACTCATTACTTAATTTCATTTAGATTCTCCTAAGCCCACAATCCAACAAAGTTGAAGATTACACGTTTACCTACAAGTGATTGAGGTACTGCGGAAACTCTTATCATTTTACCATCAGTCCACATAGTCACTGATTCAGTACCAATGTATGCTTGTACCTCAATAAACTCAATAGGTCTAGGAGCATTGGCTGGTAATTCACAGATAACAGTACCATGATTCATCTTTTGTAGGAAAATGCCATCTAGCTTCATATTACCAAAGGAAGTAACATCATTGTAGGATAACACAGGAGTTCTTTCATCATTGGTGTATCTGAAAGCATTAGGATTCTTCCATGTAGCACTATACTTTGTTAGTGTTTGTGTTCTTTTGTTATTCTCAACAATAGCCTTGTCTACTTCACCTTTAGTATAGTGCTTTTCAAAGGCTACATCAGCATTGATTGTGAATACCTCTTCACCATTCTCCTGTGATTTCACAACAGTAAGTCCATCAGTAGTAGACTTTAGGTTGTAGAGAGTATCCTTATCTTCTGGTTTATTGTAATTCTTTGTTGTCATTATAGAGCTACCTCTTTTGTATTATATTCAAGATAAATTTTAGATAATGTTGCTTTTGGGTTACTTATTGTAAGCCTATACTCTTTATCTGCATTTATGATTACAGGTGTACCTTTAAAATGGTTAATATTTAGTTCTTTTGTATAAACTTTTTTAGTACCATCTTGGTTATCTATAAGAATATTATAGAAACATTGTAACTGAAAAGTACCATCAAATTTATAGGATACTCTACCATCAATATAATATCTATTTGTATCATTAGTAATGCTACCATTGATTAAGTCTAAGTGAAAGTAATCTTCATAAAATACAAATAAGCTTTTATTTATAATAAGATTCTGTGAAGTGTAGTCAAAAGTGTTCTTAAGACCATGATTATCACTTAAGCCCCAACTCAACTTCATAGATATAAACAGGTCATCATCTGTCAGTGACTCACTGTTATACCCTAAGTGTGTATCAACAATACCTTCAAGACTACTTATACTCTTAGACAGTATGTCTTTCTTTACCTTCTTAGAAGCTATAGTAAAATTTTTTGATTTATAATCTTTACTTGCCACTATAGACCAACTTTCTCTTTAATCTTCTCTATCTCAGCATCTTGAGCTTCTACTACTAGTTTAAGCTGTTCTGTCATCTGTTGGTTATTCACAGAAGTACCATTCACTCTAGTCAAAGTAAAATACTTATCATCTATCTGTGTTTCTTCATACTGATTGAAGCAAGTTTGCACAGTAGTGTGAAGTTCATTTACCTTATCCCATAGAGGTTCAAGACCTGTCTTATCTATTACTTTAAACTCTTTACTTGCCATTTCCTTAATAATAGTTTAAAGGGGGGATAAAACCCCC